TATGATTCCTGCAAGACTATACCCGTAGGCAATCCATTTATGATTCCTTCCGCTTCCGCTATCGCTCTGGCCTGTTCCGCTTCCATTGCCGTTTTCAGTTTTGCAAGCGCCGGCTTCATCTTGCTTGGGGAAAAATTTACCCATGACTCCCAAAATGACTCACGCATTTCCTCCAAAGTGTCTCCGTTCATGTTGGATAGGAAATGACTGAATGAAATGTCCTCGGGCGCTGACAACCGATAGACGAACCCCATTAGCGCCATTGGATCCGCGATGAACAAACAAACCTGTTCAACGTCCGTCAAATCGATCAAATGACTTTCGCGCTCGAACGTATCAAACGCGAAATCGGTAGACCAACTCAACCCGTTTTTATCCTTAAACATTACGCCGACACCGTTCCCGTGAATTCCTTTGGTTCTTCGCCCGGCGCAAACCATCCCGGCTTGCAGGATACTTTCAGCATTTGAACGCCTTCAATCTCTTGGCCTAATTCCCATTTAAGAACTTCCAACCACGCACGCATACCCTTCGAGGCCGTTTTGCCTGTCGCTGCAATAACCGGCCCGTCAAGAATCAAACAATCGAGTAACAATTGGCGATCCATGAACGCCGCGAAGAACTTCTGTTGATCGGAGTTGGCTTGCTCATAGACCATTTCCAATTCTAATGGCATATCAATCAATGCTAACGCGCTCGACTTGAATCCCTTGCCGCGCCGCATCGTTATATCGGCTTCTGTCCCTTCCAAGACTAGAGCGATATTCTTTATCGTATCTTGCTCAACCCATGTTGGCGTTGCATATGTCGCCGCTGAACTGTAATAGAACTTACCTTCAAACCCCATCAAAATCTTACTGGCCATGTTTGCTACCTCGCTTTAATTGACTTCTGGAAAAACGTACTAATCTTAGGCAACGCCTTTGCAAGCGCTGGAACCATGAATGGCCTTGCCGCTATCGAAATGATTCTAACCCGTTCCTCTTGCCACGCCCTCAATGATCGCTTTCGACTTGCTGGACCCCACGCGCCGCCCATGTTCCTGCGTTCATAGACTCCCGATGAACCGCCGTGTTCTAGGATCGCCGGAACGCTATTGCTCGTATCCGCGTTGGCGCGTGTTCGGTATCGGATCGCACCGATAACAACGTCCTCGTTGCCTGGATCGAAATGGAAATAGATTTCCTTCATTGAAGGTTTTGAACCGCTTGGTTCGTGCGTCTTTGGCGGTTCGCCCGGCCTTGATATTTTTTTCTTAGTTCTACGGATCGAACGGATAGCAATGATCCGGACCAACGCCCCGGCCCTGGATAGTCCCTTGGCCGTTGCTACATTCATCGCGCTAGTCACCGCTTGGCGATCGAAGAATAACCCTTTTACTTCTGCGGATAGCTGCATGGATTACCAAACGCTTTCTACCGTTATCATGGCCGTACAAATTCCGGCCTGACTGTATTCGTCCGGGTCCAATGACACATCGATCGTACATCGCATAACGCGAATCTCCGGAACGCTAAATTCGATAGCTCCCTGCAATTCCTCGACGTAGGATCGGAACGCCGCCGGATCCACTAGAACGCCGCCCGGCTTGCAACGTAGGATTGCAACCGTAATAGCATTACGCCGGAACACCCCGCGGCCAATTCGCTCAGTTACAAGCGAACCGGCCATAACAACGCCACGCGGCTGCAAGTCATGGAATATCTCTAGATTCTGAATTGAACTATCGGCCCCTCGGAACACCGGCACCAATGAATCGATCGGCACGTTATTGAACGTCTCGACTACCGCCGCTTTGCAGGTTTCCAAAATGCTTGTCATCGTACTAGGCTTATCCTTATTAGCTTGCCGGCCCTGTCAGCTTGACTGTACGCCACATTGTCACCGCGTGGCCGTACATGATATTCCAAACCGCCCAACGTGAATCCATCCCCCTCACGCGGCATTCTCAGCAACGTTTCAACGACAACGATTATGTCTCGTTCATTCGTTGCCAATCGTGCCTCCCCGACTTTGCGGCCCGCCCGATCCTGACGCGCTGGCCAACCCCGGCAAATTCCCGGAGAACCGCTTTGCGTATAGGGTATATCCTCTGCGAGCGCATTGGTTAGGTTTTCGACTTGATCTAAGGGATGAACCATACTTTGCGACTACCTGCGAAAAATGCCAAATAGCCGGCGAAATATCCGGCGATCCTCCCCGTGAGTAGCGCCCGGAATTCCGTATCCGTCACCCTCTCGAAACTTCGTGGCGTACATTCCATCGATTCCCCTTGCAACCGCGTAAGATTCCCCGCCGATTCCCAAACAAGTGTTAGGGTTTGCAACTGAGAAGCTAGAATTCCAACCAACTCCGGATCCGCCGCGAACATACGCGCCGGAATCCAAATAGGAATGGCCGTGGATCCGGTTTTGCGCTCTGTACGTTGCCGACGCGAGCGCCGCTTCGAATCCGCTAGACCGCACCGAATATCCGCCGGATTGGATCGCGTAGGAATCCGTGGCAACGCAATCACACTGGATCGTCTGCGCACGTTCAACGATTTGCGGAATCCGTACCACGCGTTCAACGGTCCGTGTTTGGGGAACCATCGTTACTTGCCGGACCTTCACAACCTTATCGACCATTTTCACTTCCGGAACCTGGATTGTCTTTTCAACTTCGGACACTTCCGGAACCATTACCGTTTGTTCAACCAACTCCGTTCCCTCGACAAATTGAACGTCATATTGGAGATCGTATTGGCTTCGAACGAACGCTTGATCCGTGGCGTTGCTTGCAAGACGATAACATCCTGTCTCGTCACAAATGCCCCGTTCCCCGATCCTAGCGCCCCTGCGAGCATTTGCGGAAAAATCATTGTTGGCGTTCCCGCTCGCCCTAGAAAAATTTCCTTGCTGAACTCCGCCCCTCCCAATCTGGATAGCGACGCGCTGAGCATTGGCGAACTCGGCCACGCCGAACACTGAGAACATTAACGCAAACATGAACACCGCGCGAACGATCGTTGGCAACAAACCAACTACATGGCCGAACAACGTGTTCGAAGTCGCCGTAGCTGTCAACGCGCCCGCAGAATCCGCGTAGACCGGCAAACCTACCGCGGCTCCCGCGATCGTTTCGGATACCTCGTAGATCGTCCCATGTTCGCAATTAAGCGAACCGGGAATATTCGCCGGCAAATCTGCCGTGGCGACTCCGAGAATATGTGTAGCCGTGGCCATGACCACCGTTCCCGCCGCCACCGCGCCCGATGGCGTATGGTCAACCCTGTCACCGTTTTGAAAAACTTTTGCACTCATTTGATTTCCCTCGCTTGTGAACAATGCCGGTAACGCACCGGCATTGAAGTTTAGAACCGAACTAACAAAACATGGCATCGAATCAAGTAGGTTTAGCGATAACTCCGGCCTGCTTCTCTGCACCGCTAAAACTAAAATCCCAATAGCCGCGCCAACGCATTCCGCCCACTACGTCAAAATCCATTTCCGAGGATTCAAACGTTGGAGAACTATTGCCATTTAGGAATAGACAAATCATCCCGGCCAATACCGCCGGATCAGCGAATAGCATCCAATTCTTTTGACTGTAGTTCGTTATTTTGGCATTGTTTAGATATGGCGAAACGTCAACCCGGAACATACCCGACATAACGTTTGTTCCCGCCGGAGTATTGGCGGTAACCTCTTTCATACATTGAAGCGCTGGCACTTCCAAGCTCGTTGGCACTAGCAACGAAACCGGCGTTGTAAGCATTGGCAAGCCCTGCGAATCAACTTGGTCCCTGAACCATTGCATAGCCCATTGAAGCGCCCCCATGTTTGTCGGTCCCAACGCCAATGACCCCAATGGATTCAACGGATGGCCCGATGGTGGCAATGGCAACGTGTTGGAAGAATCGAACCACGCTAGCAACTTGGTGAAAAATTCCTGTTCAATCGCCAACTGAGAAGCGCGACCAAAAATCTCCGGCAACTGAGCAAAAGCGCCCATGTCATCGTTGATTAACTGATTACGCGTCAATCCCATGATCGAACCCCACGTTGTCAACGCCGCCGAATACTTAGCATCGGTCAACCGGAATTCCTTTAATTCACCGTCAACCGTCACGCGCTGGAATCCACCAACGCCCGACAATCGAATGTAATCCTTGCTCTTAAAATCAACCGCAGAATCTACCTTGCAATAGTTTTGGTAGACCGTTGGAATGATCGTCATTTGTGCCAAAATAGCTTTGTTCAAAACGTTGGAAAAGATACTTGGCAAACTGACTGTCGAATTGGCGGCTTGGATCTTCGCCGCTTGGCACGCCGCCGTATACAACGCGGGCGCTTCATAAACCGGACCGGATCCATTCGCCGCGAGTACCCTTTGGAACGTCCCATGCAAACCGATACCCTTCATGGAATCCGCCGCCTCATTGATTTGCGGGGTGAATCCTTTTTCTGTTCTAGACCCCATTCCCATCGTTCGCAATAACGCGCACTCAATAGCGCTGGCTGTTATTTGCTTGTTCGGCGCATGAATCGCTATTGAATCCGTTGGAACGGAATTTTGCCACCA